ACCATGTCGGCCCGTAGGTAGCACTCAAACACTTCCACACTTTGCATAGAGTCATCCATGCTTGTGGAATCATCCGGTTGCTCACCATTGGAGAATCGAACAAGTCGTTCCGGCGTGTATGTCAGTGAATCACTTGAGGGAATCCCGTCCACAATGTCAGCATCAAAGCCCATTGCGATCAAGTCGCTACGGGTCATCAGCTTGCGATGTGCAATGAAGGGCGCACCCTCAATTCTCCGAGCCTTCTTAGAGATTAGGAATTCTTCGGGTGGGACATTCTCGACCACCACTCGACCCGTCTTTTGTTTCTTAGAGACCGTCACTGCATGAATCTTGATCTTCATCGGCCCCATTGGGGTCATCTGATCGAATTCTTGCGTGTCTTGATTGACTATCTCCATAGTGCCATCGCTCATCAGCATGGCGAGTTCGTCATCAGTTAGATCACGATACTTTTCTTTGATTACATCTTCTTTGTCTTCCCAATAGGCTTTCACCACTCCGACCTTTTGGAGAAGCGCATCCTTAAACCAATCGTGAAGAATAATCACACCTTCGTTGTCACGGTTGAATACCCAATTCACATACTCAGTGGCTTGCTTTGCTCCGGCCTCATCATTTGGGCCACGGGGTTCAAACCTCACCACTTCATCGCTTGCCGAGAAGATACGCACCAATGAAGGGAGAGAACCGTCTACCGCCTCTGCAACCTCACCGGTCACAATCTGAGACTTGCCCTCTACCTCATTTCCGTATGGTTGCCGGAGGTAGCTTTGCAGTGCTTCCCTACGCTGTTCAGTGGTCTCAGTCTCCAAATAGCCGAGACTGTTAGAAATCTCAGCATCGATGATTGATTTGAGTTTGTTTTCGTCCATCACACAATCCATTTCACATTTTGAGTGGGCATCTTTGACCAGCCGGTTGTTTCGTTTAGACCGATTGCAAGATAGCGGAAAGCATCAGCACTATGGCTACTCCAATCATGAAGCGGTCGGTCGTAAAAGATTTTGCGTTTTTCATCGTAATCCCTTCGGTAGTTTCTGAGTGCGTCAAGTCCTTGTTTGACCTTTGGCACATTGAACCAACATCGTGGGAGCAGCCTTCGCACCGCTTGGATGCCATCATCGACCCCCATGCGTGGGGCAACCCGAATGTTTAATCCAGCATCGGTTAAAACCTCTAGTCGGCTTTTCCCCGTCCCGAGTTCCCGCACTTGTACATCGTGAGGTAGGATTTGCTCGGCTTTGTCCCATCCATTATGCCTCAACCAATTAACATAACTGTCAAGTCCCACCCCGTTATTCTCGTAAAAGTCCATCAATCGGATTTCTGAGCCAGCTATTTGAGCCACCCAAATCACCGTTGAATCGCCCATTCCCAAGTCCCATGCACACACTGTCTTACAGAGATCATCGCGGGGAATCTCTTGAATGTGGTTCTTTTCGTCCAAATCGTTGAGCAATTGCCCGTAGTAACTGCCTTCCACCGCAGCGGTAAACGAGCATTCAAACTCTTGGAGATACTTATCGTCCCCCATTTCCACCCGAGCCGCCTTTAGTTCGGTCTCGCTCAAGACTTGAGTTTGGGAGGCTTTGAACTCCAATAGCCCCCACCCGTCCTCAGTTTCTGCCCGATCTCTTAGGTCTTTAAAGTGGTTGTGGCCCTTCGGAGTCCCAATAAAGCAGCACCACCCGAGTCTGTCAGCCAATGCCGGTCGAATGATGTCAGTCCAAATCTTTGGGTTTTGGTCGCCAATCTCATCAAGAATCACCCCATCAAAGTACTGTCCGCGCAGTGAGTCGGGATTGTCTGAGCCATATAGCTGAATTCGGCGGTTCCAAAAGTCTACCCGCAGTTCTGAGATGTTCTCAGTTCCCCCGAGAGGTCTTGCGTACTTCGTGAGGTAGTCCCATGCCACCCTCTTTGCTTGCCCGTATGTTGGGGCAATGTAAGCGTAACGCGGTGCTTCCTTTTGGTTGCTCACCGCATCTTTAATCAGATGGTTGATTGCACTGACAGTCTTTCCCATCCTACGATGGGCCACCACTACCCCGAACCGTTTAGCGTCCAGCAGAGTGTGAATCTGCAATTGCTCTTTTCTCGGGCTATATGGGATTACGATGGATTGTTCGGTTGCGCCCATGTGACTTTCATTTCAATGGGATTGTTCGCGTCTCCGGCGTGTTCTGTCCTTGCCAACTTGGGAATGTGATACTCCACTACTGATTGGAATAACTCAAATGCCTTTGCGGGGTTTGGCTTTATGTCATGCTCGGGGTCGCCCTCTGCTACCTTGTCGAGCCAAATAGAGAGCCTCCATGCGTTTCCATCCACAAAGGTAGCTATGGCTTGTCTTGCCTCAGATGTGGCCTTGTTGGGCGTTCCTATGCCCCTACCGCCGTGTCTTACTCCACTCATATAGCACCCTTGCTATCTTTGGCTACTATAGTTAGCATTGTTTGCTTTTGCATTACCAATTCCTTATGGCTTGTTGGTGAGTGCTTAGTCTAACAGACTGAGTTCTTTCTTCTTTTCGGGTTCTCCGAGCAGTCCTTGTGCGCCTAATGGGAGTGCCGGAGTAGCAGCAAATAGCGGTTGGCCTTTGCTTACAGCACCTTTCATCTCGGGGGTTATGTCGATGTAGCGAATGGATTCTTGAGTCTTACCTTCACTTTTCTTGATTTCATTCCACAGTGTCAACTTGTCTGCTTCGCTCATTGCTCTCCATTGAGCATCTGAAATACCACGCATTTTTATTTGCTCTGCCATATTCCATGCGTTATCCCCAGTAGATATCTGTGTCTCGCCTACCCTTGCGTTCCACTTCTTGCCGTACTTGTCTAAGAATTTAGGGTAAATCTCGTCATAGTACTTTTTCATCCCTTCGCCGCCAACTTGAAGGTCAATGCCATCAAGCGCTTTAACGCCCATCTCGTTGCCCTTTGCATCCAGCAACTTTTCGGCAACTTCCTTACCAACAATACCCGGAAGTTCTTCAGGGGTCACAGCTTTGTTGATAATTTCATGGCCTCGACTATCAAAAGCTTTGAACACAGTGCCAAATTTGTTTGCTTGTTTTGAATCAGGTGGGCTGTAATAAATTTTGCTAATCTGCTTACTCAAGTCAAAGCGATCAGCTTGCTGTTTGCCAGTAGTCAACCCCACCCGTTCATATCCATTGTCAGCAGCGTGTTTCAGCACCCGCTTTAGGGCTAGTTGATACCATGTGTCTTTGAATGGGGCATCGGGTACGCCTTGCGGCTTGTTTAATAGATTAGTCCATTCTTCATCAAGTTTTTTGGCTTGTTCACTAAGTGCTTTAATTTCTTCATTCATTGCAATAAATTTTGTCATTTCTGAATCTGGCAATGCCGCAGCTTCATCAATTAAGCGTGATCTTTTTTGCGTTGTTACTGTCAATTCTTTTTCAACATCAGCGGGGTTTCTTTCTTTACCAGTTTTATACCCCTTCTCCCGTCCGGCTTGATGCCAATCTGATTGAATCTCCTCAATCAATAGCATTTTCTTGCCATCAGCGTCTACACGGTCGTTTACTCGGATGTGAGCAAGAATGTTAGGTTCATCAAAGTGGGAAGATTGATAGTTTCCGGTTGACAATCCAACCTTACCACCAGAAAAGTCATCAATTTCTATTTTCCCACCCATTGCATCCCAATTTCTACGGGCATCCTTTTGCGCCATTGAATATGCGGGATTAGAAGGGTCTGCATAGTCCGAATATTTCGCTCTGAAATATGTATCAAAATTCGGATAAATTGATGGAGTTTTTTCGGGCAATGTCAGCAAGATTTCACGGTAGTTCTCACCGCCGGGAAGTTGATACTGATCATATTTAGCCGGTTTTGCTTCTTGCATCGTATATGCCGCATCAGCTTGTGAATTTCTTAAATCTTGAATTTCTCGTAATTGATATGTTAAATCTCTTGTTTTAGTTGGGTCGTTGTAACTTACATTGTCCAGTTCATCATACAAACGCAAGATTTCCGGTTCATATTTATCAAAAATTTCTTTTCGTTTGGCAATGCCTCTAGGGTCTTCAAAAGGCATTTCACCCAATCTAACCTCTTGCACATCAACCCGATTGTTTGCGATAAAGTCTTGAACCTCTTGCTTGGTGACATTAGGCTTTTCTTTTAAGAAGTCATCCACACCCATCCATTGAAGTTCATCCTTCTTGACATTTTCTGCCTTTAGCAAATCATTCAAGAATGCTTGGCCCGAGCCTTTGTTTCTTTGGAGATTCAGTGCAGCTTGTTCGGCAGCAGAATAAAACCCTAAGTCGCTTACCGCCGCTTGTGGCTTGACTTCCAATAGGCTTGTCATTGTTTCCGGTGGCGTGTCCAGCAAGTTCATGCGGGGAACATTGGGTTCCACAGCAAACATCGCCGATTGGGGTTCTGCCAGCAAACTCGGGAGCATTGGCCTACCAGTAGCCACCCTCTCTGCCATGCCCTCACCCACCATCGTGCCGAGTTTCTGTGCGCCTCTGACCAATGGAGCCGGATTCAGCGGAACAAACGATGCCGCTTGACCAGCCAATTGGCCTACGGGCGAAGTGGTTGCTAACGGTAGTTCTTTTAGAAAATACTCTGTTGTGTATGGCAGTTGTGGGGGTTTTTCATATTCATAATCCCCAAACATCTCCATAGGCATTGGAGATCGGATTAGGTTCCCAATGTCAGCGGGTAATCCTAAAAGTCCGGCTAATCGGCCTCTAAGCACTTGCAAAGGCACATCCGCTGACGCTGTTGGGTCTTGTAAGCGTCTGCGGGGTCTTAATTGTGGGAAGAACCCAAATGCTGCGCCTTCGTCCATATCATCACCACTTTACTTTGTTGGCCCAATATGCCGCACTCATCTTGCCCTTTGCAATGTTCTCAGCGTGTCGGGCTTTGAATGCTTCGTTTCTCTTTGTGCCGTCCGGAGAACCTTTTACCCCCTGCTGTCCAAAGCGAATCAGCTTCACATCATCCCCACTCTTTGCCAGCACCGCATGACTCTTAGTAGGGTGGGATGGGGTTTTCTTTGGGGCGTTGTACCCCGCGAAAGATTCTTTGCCGCGTTTAATCATTTCTTTGCGGTTTTAGCAGCAGCCTTGAATGCAGCCGCAGTGGGCGCACCCTTACTACCGACCTTCCTCATGCGCTCGGGCTTTACACCCGCTGCCTTTTGAGCCTTGATGCGGTCTTGTTTGGCATTGATGTTTGCGTAGAGACCCTTCATTTTTTGGCCTTGTTGGTTGCTGTGCGCTTACCCCGCAACGGAAGATTGGCCTCACTCATTGCGATTGCAATGGCTTGCTTAGGGTTCTTCACGACCTTCCCGCCTTTACCGCTGTGCAAGTCACCGCGCTTGTATTCGCCCATGACTTTGCCGACCTTCTTTTGCATTGCTTCCGAGACCTTCATCATTCTGTTTCTCCTTTTTTAAGCATATCCAATAGCTTTTTTGCGTATGCGCTTTGCTCTTGCGTTATGTTCTGTATTGACGGGTCATTTGTCAAGTATCGAGCAATTATTGACTGCTTTGCAGAATTTTCATCTTGCTCGTATTCGGTATTTTTAAAAAAGTTCTTTTGTTCTTTTGTCAAATTGAAATTAGGCGAAAAATTGTTTTGCAACATAAATAGCCGCAATGCTTCATTTTGAGCAACATATCTTTGTTCTTCCGCAGTATTTTTACTAAACGGGTTTAAAACAATTTTGTTGTCCTCAGATGCCATGCCAGCCACTTCGGGACGATCAGCAAAAAAATTCATCTCTGACTTATAGGGCTTGCGTACACCATAACGATCAACAAGCGCATCCAACTCGTTTAGTTGGAGCAGATTTGTCGGTTCGTCAATGTCTAACAAGCCGCCCATCAGTCTTCGCCTTCCATGTCACCACTGTCATCAGTAATGGGGCCACCTACAATCCATGCCGAGCAAGTGCGCTTTGATGCACATTTGAAGTGAAACAACTCACAATAGCCTAAGTCGCCAGCATCGATCACATCCCATGCGTCCGAGTCTTTGCCCATGCCCTTGTCGATGCAGTCCAGCATCTTTGAGGTCTGAATGAATGCCGCGCAGTTACCGCAAGTTGATTTTTTCGCTTGAGAAGCCGACAGTCGCCAACCCTCTGCCAGCTTGCGCCAATAGTCGTTATTCGGTTCGTTGGGGTTCATCGGGCCATACATCGCTTTGTCGATGGCCTTTTGGCGACACTTTAGGTTTTCTTCAATGTCTTGTGTGGCAACGGGACAAGAATCGCCTTCTTCTTCCATTGCTTTGCTTTGTTTGATCTCGATGCTGATTTCAGCAGCGGGTGCTAGAAGTCCGGTCATACAAACCCTTTAAAAAAGAGGGGCCGAAGCCCCGGCCTCAGACTGTTCACTTGTGGGAGGAAACACCACCAGCATCGGTTAATCATATTCTAGCGGAATTCCAATGTCTCTAGGCCATAGGTCTAGCATCGTCATCGTGAATACCGTTTTCTTATGAGCCTCTATCCACATCCGCTTTCTTTCCTCTTTACTGAGGTGATTTCCTTGATCTAGTTCTTGATGGCAGTCTTGACAGAGTGCGGCAGTGTAAATATCGCTTGCTTTTATCCCTCTACCCTTGCCATGTTCTGACCAATTGGAGTGTGCCGCTTGTACTGACCCGTCCCGTCCACAGTGCTGACAAAGCAAAGATGCCACATTCTTGAGGTGGGTCTTGCTTCGGTAATAGGTGTACTTAGGAAACATCAAGCCCATGTGTGTCCTTTGGGGTGTTGGTGTCTCCCATGCGGCAGGGTGGGTAGCAACTGAATCAAAACACCACGGGGCCAAACCGTTTACACCAACAAAATTAGTTTACATCAATTTCTTTTAATCAATCTACTCCAAATAAATCCACCGCAAATTTTTGCGCCAAACTGTAGAGCAACGATTTCGGGCATCAAACCACCAAAAGCAATGGTGGGGAATGTTACCGAGTCTACCGCCGCGCCAGCTACATTTGACCCGTTTGATCGAATCACCCATGCTTTATTCCGCAAGTAGTGATAAACAATTGTGTCGGCGGTCATGGAAAGGGCAAATGCCACAAACGATGCCACCGCAATTGCTCCCGCTGCGGGGTTTAGCAAATAGGAAACACCACTAGCCACAGCAATTAAACCGCCCATTTTAAAAATTAGTTTGTCGTTTTGCCATTGTTCGTGCAATTTGTCCCGCAATGACAAATCTAACCCAATCAGCACAAAAGCATTTATAGGGCTAAACCACGGGCCTAACCATGCTACCAATAGATTGGCAACGACAAGGGCTGAAATGTAAATAATTGGATAAATCAAATCAAAATCTCCTGCAAAGGTTTTGTTTCCCAAAGTAATGGGGGGTTGGTGGAATCTATGCGTTTTGCCATGCAGCTAGCACATTCCATCTTTCCGGAATGGTTGACCGCCACATTGGTGGAATCAGCACTAGCCAAAGGCCACGGGCCAGCAGACAGTCCTAACATCCTCAAACCATGCACCCAAGGCAATTGCCGCCCAAAGGTGTTTGTCATGGCGTTGAAGGCTTCATCCATCTTCCCGCACCATTTTGTCGTGCCGATCTGCCAATACTCGCCAGCTGACCCAAAGCAAACCCGACCCCATGTGTCGCACAGTTCCAATAAATAAGATATGGGCAAACCCAAATGCCAAACGGGTATGCCGAATTCTTTGCGGAAAGGCCATGTTTTGACCATTTCCCGCTGTTGCTCCACAGTTCCATCAATCACATCCGGCACTACAGCCCAATGTGGATGCACTAGCAAAGGTTCGACCCATTCATAGAATCCATTAATGTCAAATGGTAATCCGCGAGTTTTGGCACTAAACGCCCCGTTGTCCAGCATCAAAGACTGCCCCAACCGCAAACATCTTTTTAAATCATCCGGTCTGGCGTAAGAAACACAAAAATGCTTGCCGCCCATTGTCTCAATGGCTTTCATAGGCGTTATTGGGGTTCCATGATAGTGAATCATACATCTACCCCTTTTTGTGCGGCCCATGCCAACAACCACTCGATGAACTCTGACCCGTCTTCAATCGTGAATTTATGAGACTGTAAACCCAATTGAACCACCCGTTCGCCATCAAGTGAAGGGGCCACCTTTCCAATCTTGCGATTTGTCTCATGCGCCCATTGGTCGATTAATAATCGCTTCCAATCGTCAGCAGTCCATTTAGACCCCACAGCCTTCATCGCAATATATATCTTGTGAATAATCCCGTGAAACATATCGTTTTGTTCTGCGCTTCTACGAGATTGTTTTACCTCAATCCTTAATTTCTGTCCCGCCATCAATGTGGCTTTGATCTGAGGCCACAAGTCTTTTAATACTGCGTGTCCTTGTTGGGGGTTATATAAAGTGTAGTTCATATTTCCATCACCATAATATCTATTCCCTCTGTTGCGGAATAAACCTTTGTTAAATTTAAATCCACCACTTGTTTGTCATCAACATACACAATGCCATTCATGCCATCTAGTACCGCTTTGACGATGTTGTCAATGTCGGGCTTTTTGGTGGGTCGTTCGTCACCATTGATACAAGCGTTTTGGCGCGTTTTTGAGTACGATGGCGGTATAGGTACTCGGATGTGCAAATAAGCCGCTACAGCCCCGTTTAAAGGGCTTGTAGACCCCATCGCTTGCTTGGCATAGGTTTGGATTGACTTCTCGTACCCCAAAGTCTTGGAATCGGTGTAAGTTTTGACGAAGGTTCCTTGTCGGGCAAAGCGGGGTCTGCCCTTTCCGGCGACTTGTGGGACAGTGAAATGGATTTGAATCATTTTAATTGTGTCGCGTTGCTCATGTCGATATATGCGTTAGATCGAGTTATTCGACCGCCATTAATTGTTTTTTGTGTTTCGGTCTGCATAAGCGTTATCTCCGGCACATAGCTATATTCGTTTGATATTTGTTGAACAAGAAGTAAATCGGATGGCATCAAATACAAGAACCCGATAAATGGAACTTGAAGTGCGTGAGATATTCTGCGCCCCTTTTCCAATTTGTCGAATGTCACTAACCATTGATAGTTATATCGTCCGATAAATTCCTCAATGGTCATGTCTCTGCATTTGGTTTCGACCACCCGCATGATTTGATTTTGTTTAATCAATATCGCGTCAATGTCTGCGGGTTTGTCTTTTGGTGTTTCGCAGTACTCGTAATCGGGAAAGTGTTTAGCGAATATCTCCATCGCTCGGTGTTCCGCTTTCAGCGATTCGCGTCCTCTCGGCGTGTTTATGTCCATCAATGCGCTCCTTCACCATACGGGGTAATTCGGCCCACATATCGTTCGAATCGCGTAGTTCCTTCACTCGATGGCGTGTGTACTCTGTCCATCCCTTCGTCATCGCTAGTTGGGCATAGTGATCGGCTAACTCGTTGAGCATTCAAGTCCCCCGTGATGGTCAGTGCTTTATTGATTCGCCATGTGGGGATTGCAAACCCCAACTTGACGAAGTTGAGCAGTGCGTGTGCTTGTTCTTTGGTCATGCTTTGGCCCTCAGTGCTTCCATGATTTTGGCCCGTATCTCAGCCGGAGGTGGGCCAGTTCGTGATTTGTCTTCGTCCAGCTTGACAAGTGCGGGGTCTCGCTCTGTCTTGCTCGGCACTGTGACTTTGGCAATGTCGGCAAATGTCGGCTTTGGAGCAACCCACTCGGCTTTGAAGGCTTGCCAACCGCGAACACAACATTCCGACAATGCTTGCTCCATCGACCACCCCGCTTTGTCCGCTTCGGACTTGATGCCATCAATGGCCCGTTGTGTGATGGGAGCCTTTTTTGCTTTGCGGAGGGTTTTGAAGTCTTGCCAAACAGAATCAGAAACGCCGGGAGGCGTTGCCACGACAGTGGCTTTCTGTCTATTCTCTTTCTCTGTCTCTCTCTCTGTCTCTAGACTATCACTTTGGTATCGCTCTGATATCGTGTTGATATCATCTTGTTCCATCCAATGAGACAGCTTGGAAACGCATACTTCGGTATCTTTTTCAGACATTCTCAGCCTAAATGCAAGCTGTTTGATGGGTGGAATCTTTCCATCATCCTCACTTGCTATCAGCCATAGCATCACCAGCACTTTGGCAGCTTTGGGGTCTAGTTCATGCCATTCAATATCGTCCAACAGATCGCGATACAGCTTTACCCATGGTGGCTTTCGGTCTTTGAAATGTTGGAACTTAGACCAATTTTTAATTTCCATTTTTTACCCAAAAAAAAGGGCTACACCTGCTGTCTCACCTCTCGGTGTTGGCGGACTGGCGCAATACCAGCAGACAGCATGTGTAACCCTATTGCGAAACGCCGCCAAGCGTCTGTGAAGAATCTTACATCAAAAACAGTTTGTCGTGCAATTGCCGTAAGCAAAGCAGCAAGTCGTGCAAGTCACCATACGACCGTTCATGATGTATGTGTGGGTTGAGCATGATGCCCATGCCATGCTGACAGAGAGGGCGAACCAAATTCCTACGAGTGCTTTCATGTTTGTCCTTCGGGTTTTTTACCTATCCACCACTTCGGGGAGGGTTTGCACCGTTCCTCTAAGAGCATTTCCCTCTGAAAATCCTTAGTGCAGTCCTCACAGATGTGTACGGGTTCAGCTACGATTTTGGCGTAACCGACCCATTCACGGTAGTGCGTCTCAGAGGGAAAGCAATGTGGATACATGATTTATTGTGCTAGATGTTGTATTTTCACACATTAGGGAAAGTCCTAATGCACAGTGCTAGATGTAGGTTTAAGATGCAGTCATTCCCCAGCACAACGCATAGGGTCTTTTAGGAGGTCACATGACCGATTCTCAAGTTATCGCCGCAGTCATTCGTTACTTACAACAAGAGCAGGGCGCAGTCTCTGCCAATGTGCATTTGCCAAGTGGCGCAAATGTGGTTGTGTATGCCAACGGTCAAGTTGACAACACATAAACCAACGGGGCTACAGCCCCATCAAGAGGAAACACATGAGAAATCTAACCTACACCACCGAAGTCCACAGCATCGACTACGGTTATCTTTTGGTCGAGTTTGACTACTTTGAAGCCGATGATTCTGTTGGCCTCTCCGAAGTCTACGATTGGTTTGCGTACACCACCGAAGATTTTGAAGATGAACCCGCCGGAACTGAGGTCACCTACGAACTCACCGCAGCAGATCAAGCATCGATCTACGCGCAGATCAAGAAACACCACATCGCCATGTTGGAGGACTTCCATGCTTAACAGAACCAAATTCCCCCGCACATTCACCGAAGCATTCCCCAACAGTTTGGAGAACGGGGCTTGCATTGAGATTCATGTCGCCCGTCTGACACTTGCCGACAAGGTAGTGCGTGTTGTGAGCCTCATAGCCCTTATCGTGATTGCCCTTGATTGTTTTATTTGGAGACCCTAATGGACGCTAACTACATCATCAATTCTGTCAAACAAACCTCAGAGACTTTGTACCGTGAACCTCAGATCGATCAAACTGAAAGACTACTTTACCGCATTCAGATGCTAGAAGGCCATATTCGTGTATTGGTCAACCACATCGATAACGCCCGTGACGAAATCAAAAACCTACAAACCGAACTTATTGCAAAGGAATCAAAATGAAAGTTTATAAAGCCATTAACGCTGTTCAAGCAGAATTGTCATCTGTCGGCATCACAAAAGACCGTAGGAATATGCAGGGCAGCGGATATAACTTTAGGGGCATTGACGATGTGTATAACGCCATTGCGCCCCTATTGGCAAAGCACAGCCTTTGTATTCTGCCCCGTGTTCTTACCCGTGAGTGTGTTGAGCGAGCAAGCAAGTCGGGTGGCGCATTGTTCTATGTGACTGTTGAGGTTGAGTTTGATTTTGTCTCAGCGGATGACGGGTCAAAGCACACCGTCAAGACCTTTGGCGAAGCAATGGATAGCGGAGATAAAGCCACCAACAAGGCTATGTCAGCGGCATACAAGTATGCAGCCTTTCAAGCCTTTAGCATCCCCACAGAGGCCGACAATGATGCCGATGCCCATACCCATTCAGTCGCGCCAAAGACCGTCCTTATTGCCCCGCTAATCGCTTCCATTGATGCAGCCACTACAGAGGAAGAATTGAAGTCTGCTTACTTTGAGGCCATCAAGGTAGCCGGACATGATGCAGCCGCAAAGAATGCCATCATTGTTGCCAAAGACTTGAAGAAAGCGAGTCTGTAATGGAACAAGGTACACCGGAATGGTTCGCCGCCCGTTTGGGCAAAGTAACCGCCTCTCGCGTCTCCGATGTGATGGCAAAGCTAAAGACGGGGGGTTATGGTGCGTCACGGGACGATTACATGGCCCAATTGATTTGTGAGCGTTTGACGGGTGAAGTAGCTGAATCGTTCACCAATGCAGCAATGGCATGGGGTACAGAAACCGAGCCAATGGCCCGAGCGCACTACGAAATGGTCAATTCGGTGTTGGTCGATCAAGTGGGGTTTATTCCGCATCCGGACATTGAGAAAGCCGGAGCGTCTCCCGATGGGATTGTGGGCAATGGAATCATTGAGATCAAGTGTCCCAATACTTCCACCCACATCGACACACTGCTAAACAAAAAGGTTCCCGCAAAGTACATCAAGCAGATTCAGTTTCAGCTTAGATGTACGGGTAAAGAATGGTGTGATTTCGTTTCCTTTGACCCGAGATTAAAGGGGTTGGAAATGTTCACCAAAAGAGTCGAGCGAGACGAGAAGCTAATCAGCGAAATGGATGCCGAAGTGGTGAAGTTTCTCTCCGACCTTGACGAAAAACTTGAACTTTTAATGAAAGAAAAAAATGGCACTGCTTAAAGAAGTCACCGTAGTTGCGGGTACATACACCAACGCAAAAGGCGAAGAAAAGAAACGATACATCCGTATTGGGTCTGTCATTGAAACAAAGAATGGCCCCATGCTGAAACTCGATGTGATGCCCATCTATGCGGGGTGGGACGGTTGGGCATACATGAACGACCCAAAGCCCAAAGAGTCGAAAGGGTTTCCCGCAGATGAGGACATTGGATTTTGAGTCCGGAAGATGAAGCGTTTGAAGAACTCAGTCGCAGACAAGGCGATTGGGGTCTTCAAGGGTCGCGCAAACACCAAATAATCCGATACGCTGAAAACAATGCGCGAAATGAAGTGATTGAAGAAGTCGCCCAACACATTGAGAAATGCACTCTAGCGTTTGGCAAAGACACTATTCAATCGTTTACAGCTTATGTTAGGAACATGAAGAAATGAAAGCAAGACAAGTATTTATCGCCCTCATGACGGGCAAAGGTTATTCAGCAGAAGAACTACATTGGGACGGTAAGAAATTTACTAACTCTGCTATCACGACAAGATGGAACTACTTTCTCGCCGGATGGGAAATGAGGGGAGTTATGTGATCGAGACCGTTCTAATCATATTTGGTTTGGGATTCCT